TTCTGAGATTTGATAGGAATTCCGTACCACACAATTCCATTACTTGATTGTTTTCCTACTGAATAGAATTGATAGATATCAACTGCCTCTGTAAGAACTGGTCTTTCGTTGTATGGGAAAATCCAGTTTGCAGGCCACACATCAACACCAGAAGTAACACCATCAGTTCGCGGTTCGTTACTGCCGCCTTTGATTGCAAGAGTAAATGCGGAAATTCGTTTTCCGTTTCCTCCAAAATACGAATCAAATTTATCTGCTGTTGCTGTTATGTCGTTTATCTTTATAAAAGGCGCATTAGTTTCGTTGACTATAGAACCTGTTACCGTTTCATATAGATCATCAACATCGATATACCACATGTTACCCCAAGGTCCATTCGCACCATACGAACTTTCATTCATATAAGTGATACCAAGTCTAATGCCAGGATTTACATTGAACTCAACTACTCTATCACTGCTAGCAATATTTCCACCACTAACATCGGTTATGGTAAATCTATGCCCTACTTCATTGTAACTTCTGGAAACTAACCTAACCGATTTATTGTCTCTATCATAAATCATACCAGTGGCACCAACAACAGCATCGAGTGCCTCTGCACTAGTACCAGCAGAAGAACCAAAATATGCTATTCTGCCAACCAGAGATTCAGACACACCAGTGATTTGTTTATGGTCTTCGTATGTTATGAAGATTTCAATATCTTCTTCAGTTACAACAATACCACCAGTTCCAGTGAATGATTTATATACAACTGTTCCAATATCAGAAACACACTCACCAATAACCGAAGTCAATACAGATGCTTCGGTTCCCAATGATTCTGTGAACAGTTTGTAAACAGTAGAACCTGTGGGTCCAATGATGGAAGAAATGCCGGACTTTGTTAAAGTATCGCCGTTAGACCAAGTTGTTCTTGACACATAAGAACCATCTTGAATAACCAAATCAATATTGCTTACTGTAGCACCGCTCAAACCAACAGGCCCTCTAGTCCCAATAGATCCAGTTGGTCCAGTTAATCCATTAGAACCAGTTCCACCGGTATCACCCGTTGGTCCAACATTGCCTAGGTTATACCCGATTACACTGTTTGCCATTTATTGTTCCATTATCCCGCAGATACTTTAAGGTCTCCGCTGCTATTCCATAAGGCTCCAGCAACAAGGGGATCTGCATTTGGTAGATTCGTGAGAGAAAGAGTTTTCAAACTTAGGTCATTTAAGAAAGCAGTGTAACTCGCATCACCAACACGAATAATCCAATTCACTGTAACATAAGGAGGCATATTACTGATTGCTGTTATGGCATCACCACTATCATCCGCAAACCCTTTTTGTGTATCAGAACCTGTTATATTATCTATTGAGTTATAGTTTATTTTTTCATAACCCCCTATTTCATTTAAACCACTTACACTAATAGTATCAGCAGTAGCACCGAATATAAATTTATTTCTCAAGTCTGGTGTTAACGAAGATTCAAATATAACTGAATTTGGTTTTCTTGCTCCGCCTGGTAATGTAATTTTATTTACGTCTAGTAAAATAATATTACTACTTACTGTGTATCTGGGTAAAGATACTTCGGTTGTTTGTCTTGTGGCTAATACTCCATCACCGCCTCTAATTTCTGATATATTTTCTTCATTATGAATTTCATATTCAACAACAACAGTTGTTGTACCATCACCATTTACACTTGTTGATATTATCTTAGCGTAAATATCAGATGCAAGTGTAAACGCTGCTGAAGTATTTACTTGCCCATTTAGTATTATAGTATCTCTGTAACCATAACGTTTATTAATTACTGGTTCATATAGAGGATATGTTGCATCGTTGATTGCTCTCCCATCACACAATGCCCATCCAGATGGTATTGTAGATAAATCACCAACAAAGGCATGAATAGATCCAACTGGGTTTACTGCACTCATGTATACAGCAGAATCTCCACCGAGATAATTACCGACATAGTTTTTCACAATAGCATGATCTTGTGTTACACCACCAACAATAATCGTTGGAGTTCTAACCAAGACAGACTTCAAAACGTTACCAGCATCTTGAGGAGGAACACTATCAACAGAACCCGCAGTCACAGCACTTAGATAGAATACCTCACTTGATGTTGCTCCATGCATTGTACCAGTCGTTGTAAAGTCTGTTGTTTGTATATCTCCATGAACAACGTATGAGAAAATATTAATATCAACAGCAGTATTTACAACACCACACACTTCAGCATTAATCGGCGAATCTGCCTGTGCTAGAGTATAGCCATTACTTGCAACATCAAAACGAATTACACTACCTGAAGTAAAACCATGTCCGATCTGAACGATTGGTCCTAATTCTAGATTTGAACCAACCTGTACAATCTCACCAGGCACCGGAGTTCCTGATATATTTGAACTCGATGTATTGCAAGTCATGAAACGACTCCTGTGTTAAATTCTGCGGATGCTGCATAATGCACTGTAACTTTATCCAGAGGAACGAAACCGTCTGGAATAAAAATATTAATTCCCGATGGTGAGCCCGACGATGAGGTTACTCTAGATCCACTGACACTATTTCTTACTTCATCATTATATCCTTTACTGCCATTAGCAGGGAATAAATCAGAATTTGCAGTTACATTAAACGCCGTCCTAGCAGTACCGCTAGGAGACCAGTTAAGTATAGTGTCTGGTGTTGCTCTCATTTCAACTGGTAGTTTGTACCTAACATTACCCTGTACTCCCATAGAGAATGTTGGAGAACTTTCGTCGGCCGCTCCATTACCAAATAATAATGTATTAGTTCCTATAGAATTATTTACATCGTAACTGGTTTGATAAAATCTTTTTGCTCGTCTATACTCTTCTTCGATGTCAGTCTTAACTGGATTGGTAACTTTAAATCCTGTTTCTAATTTACATTGTGCAAGACCAAATTCTGCTGAATACGAAACATCAGCAGCACCGGTTGAACCAGTTTCTCCATTATATCTGTATGGCAGAATCGATAGTCTAGAGAAACTTGTGCTATCATTGGTAGGACTACCTTTACTGAGAGGCAATGGTTTAAATCCAATTACATATCTAACCCAGTCATCTGTACCATCCAGATAAATCAAATCTAGTTTTTGTGTGTCTATATCGTCAGTATCATTACTACCCCAGTGTTGAGCATATTCTACTGCAAGGAATCCAGTTACACCAGAAGTACCCTTAGCATAGAAAGAGAATGCAACTGGCGTATTAGCATACGAGTTTGCATTTTCTATCACATTGCTTAATCGAACGTTGTCACCGAAGGTTTCGCCCGCACCACCTATAACTTGTATAGTAGATTCTATATAATATTTTGGATTTCCTAGAACTTCATTTTGTCCATTAGAGAATGTTCTTCTATTAATACTCATACTTGTACTTGAACCAGCACCTCCGCCCAAGGTTGAAGTTCTTATCCATCTATCAGCAAAATATATGTCATTGCTTCCTGATGTCATTGCTGTCGTATTGACACCTCTTTGCCAGATATTGAATCCACCATTAACTAAAATATTAGTAGTGTTTGCACCTGTTGTTGTCTGTGCATAACCACCACCACCTACCGTATCACCAGAGAGACCACCAGCAACTACAGCGGCAGTGTATGCGTCTTCTGATCTTGATGTGTTATTGAATGCGTCACTACTAGGAGTCGAATACCCTTGACCAAATCTACTATTGAAGAATAGAATATGATTGCCCATTTTCAATGCAACTGGAGAAAAACTTCCGTCTGCTGGAACTAAGTCTGTAAGGAATCCAATACCAATACCTTCTGCTATTGGGTATAACAATGTGTCAGTTTCAGTCCAAAATGTTTTAGTGTCTACTCTAAATTCATCATTATCATTCGACATACCATACAAAAGTAGTTCGTGTCCACCACTAACCTGTCTGACAACAATACCAATCATTCTAGATTTATTCTCAGGTGATAGTAATTCATAAACACCCTGTTCATCCTGAGATACAATTTGTCCTACTTGAAAACCAGAAGCAGCAATTGTTCTTCTAACAGAAGATGGATCTCCTGTAGCGCCTGCTCCTCCTCCACCACCACCAAATGCGTTTGTATTTACTTCTTGTCCTCTGTAATTTACAAAGAGTCCTCTATCATCAGATAAACCAATCATAACTGGCTTAGAAATATGTCCATCTGTTGATGGTTCTACTGGTGTTATATTTCCTAGAGTAGATGGAGATATGAAGTAGGGACATCCTGTTGATAATGTACTAGCAGTATCGTTTACAAGATTGAATGCTCCTTCAACTTCTCCATTAAACGTAACTTCAAAATCAGAGTCACCATTGACCCTAGAAATAATACCTACGGCTTCTGCAAATGTAGATCCTCCAGATGCAATGGCCATTGTAAATCCTGTAGCATCTACACTGGTTGCTCTAACTATTTTACCAAAAGAGAAACCATGAGAGATACCAGAAACTCTGCGTTTGTTTACACCATTAAGAATATCAACTCGTCCATCGCTTGATCTAATTCGAGCAATCTCACCAGCAAGAGTAGAACCTACAGGGACAATATCTTGTGTATGGCCGTTTCCTATCACTAAACTAGTTGATGTTTGACTAAACGAAAGAGTCTTCCCGTTTGTTTCTCCGAAGAGAATTTTCTGAATAGAAGCATCTGTAAGAGTTCCACCACCAATTAGTTTAAGGTCTTGATTAGTAAACCAAGATCCTGCTAAGTTTAGGAGGAATGGATGAGTTGTTCCTGAATCAAAATCAGGTCCAGTGTATGATCCAACAACCATACCCGCAGTTGCTGCGCCTGCAACTGGAGTATCATCTCCATTTACATTAACGAGTCCACTAGGAAAAGAAACTTCGCCGGCGTTGGAGAAACTAACGTTACCAGTAACGTCAAGGTTACCATCAATAGTTATATTTTTTCCGATCGTATCTGATACTTGCATTTCAAAAGTACCACCAGTTCCTCCACCAGCAGCACCACCAATAGCATCAAGACCTATACCTGCACTAATACCATAAACTGTAAGTAGGTTTAGTTTGGCAATTATTTGATCATTTGTTAAATTGCGCCAATCATTAATCGTGTCCCCTAAAGAGACAAGAGCAATTTGTCCTGTATTTGATGTAATATCTGCCATTAGATTTCCCTGTGTTTATTTATACTGTTTATCAGATCAAGGAGTGATACCCGGAATTTGAGTACTCTCGTCAAACGCCCAGTAGTATGAACCGTTTTTCCATTGAGCAATAGGTACGAAAAATTCACCTTGATTTCTTTTCTTTTCGTTCGAGGATAAAAACTTATTATCTCCAGTGCTTATAATCTTATACGCATATCTTGTTGCGCCTGGAGCGTCATTGTTCTTGAAGTCTGTACCTGCTGGATCTAAAAGACTTTGGTCTTCTACTGAATCAACCGCAACTACCTCTACAGTAAATCCAACATATGCATTCTCGCTTGGAGTTGAATCTAGTACTTCAAGATGTCCATTTACATTATTTAAATCAATAGATGAAGGAGGGATTGTAATCCAGAATCCATTCGGTATACTAAATGCGTCCACCGAAGCCGCTAAAGAAAAATTAGTAAATATCTGTGTGTTTTTTGCGATACTGAATATTTGTGATTGAGTATCTACGAGTATAGGAGAAGGTAGATCTCCTCCTATTAAACTTTCTTCCTCTAGATCTATTCTAGGCTGACCGTGTAGGAATGAAGATCTATTTGTAGTAGAAATTTGATACAGAATTGCAGTTTGTAGTTCTAATAATTCACGAGATTGCAAAGCATAACCAGGCAAGAATCCTAAAGAAAGATAATTCTTAGATGGAAGCCAGTTGTCCTTATAAGGAGCCTCGTCGAAGAAACTATGATACCAAGATTGATTACCCATTTTTTATCATTCTCCCATCACTGTACTAAAGTGATCTTGCAGTTAAATACTTGTTCTTCTAATATATTGAATGTGTTCTTGTTTATGTATAAGATATTTCCAGACCCAACCTTCAACGTTGCTGGAGTTATCTCATCAATTCCAAAGGTAGCATTAGTAGCAGAGGTAATGACATCTGATGTAGTGAATGGTCGTATCGAGCCAGTTGTATATAAGTCTGCCTTATTACTGACGCCACTGCCGGCAAATGCATTTGGTCTAAGATCCATAACTGTAGATTTAGTTGCATCTGCTAATACCACCTGTGAATTTGGTAGAAGTCTTGTATCTGTAATTTTCTTTGCTGTTGCAACTACAAAACCTGTTCCACTATCATCTCTAATTTTTAGAATGGGTGTTTGTCTTATGTTTAATTTAATATTTGTTCCATATCCTAATTCCGATCCTGCAACCTTACCTGCAAGAGAAGTTCCCTCTGCATAAACAGGATTCGAAATCAAACCAAAAGCACCCAGTGTTACTCCATTTGGAAACGCTCCAATGGATTCATCTGTCTGAGATACATTACCAATAATCATAAGAGTTCTGGCTTGAAGAGTTATTCGTGGATCACTAGAAAGATCTGAATTCACATCTCCGTATGAAGTTTCTACTGTCAGCAAATCTTCTACTGAAGTTTTGGTTACAAAATCACCATTTGTATTTGGTGAATCAAGAACACGAAGACGACCACCAATATAATCCTTACCATTATCATCAATCGAATAACCAGTTAATTTGTAACCTTTATCAGCAATGAAAGTTGTTCTTAGAGATATGGCACCAGATACACCCATACCAACAACTTCTGTTCTAGGTGAAGGGGTATCAAAGTATATGTTTTTACCTGCGGGTATGTCAACACGAAGATCATTAATAGCACCCCCTACGGCTGCTATTTGATTTTGTTGTTGTCTGTATTTTGAACTGGTTTTATTTGTTACTACCTGATTAGGATCTACTGGACCGGGACATGGTAACCAGTTCTGAGATAGAAATTGAAAGTTACTATCACCAACAGTAAACATATACTTCCATGTATAACCATCGGCAGTAGTGACTGGTTCAGTGCCGATACTAGTTGGTTTTATAGTAGATCCAACTTTATTTCGTGTGAAACCAGTTTCACTATTTTTAATACAGAGATATACATTGTAATCGTCTGTCATTACATAGGGTTTATATTCAAGTTCAGTAGGACCACTAAACCCTACTTGATAATTGTACATATTTCTAGTAGAATCATATCCATCGTATATGGTTCCACTAACCCAATTAACTCTTGGGACTACCAATGATGACTCGTCTGGAGTTACTCTGTCCAGCATTACAATATTTTCATAAACCTTTTCAGCAGAGGATAAAGAATCTGGCTCTGATCCTTCGGGTGTTCCTTCCTTTGCAACAAAGAAGAAAATTTGATTCTGTGAAAACATATTTTCTTTAATGGTAGATGACATCAAGGCTCTTAGACCTGCGATGCTGGTGTTTTCTGGTGTTGCGTAACTCGTATTGATATTTGAAGTCATTTTTTCCTCTTATGCTAACGTGCAATTGGTTAGAAGTTCAGTGGGATCATTCGGAGAACCATTAACACCCTTGGTTACATCTGGAATTAATGCTTGAATCCATCCCAGTTTCATATCACCAAAAGCAGTTCCAGCGGTTGGACCAATTGCCCATGTATTTGGATGTTCAAACACTGTCCATAATGTATACCCTCTGCTATTGGCTGTAATGTATGTATCTTCTGTATAGGTATATCCACTTGCACCTGCTGCTGCTCCGAATGTATATCCAATAGGGAATCCATCAGGATCGTGTTTCGCTGTGCCACAGTTTACAGACCCTGATACACTCAATGGATTGTAAGTGTATGGATTAAAACCACAAGGGAACCAGTCATATCCGGGTTGAAATACATTACATGTTCCGTTGAATGGATCTCTTGGATTTAAAACAGTATCGAACTGATATGCAAGATAATGACCAATTAGCATTGGTTCCACATACCCTGTATCAATAGGGCCTGGTGCGGAAGGAACATATACGTCTGGTCCTACGTTATTAAACAATCTAAATCCAGCAGGATGAGCAATATCACGAACGGCTTCTAGAACAAACTTATCCGTATCATTTTGTGTTGTTGCCTTAACGACGTATGAAAATTCTTGATAATATTTATCCCTGAATCTAACTCCGTCACTAAGCATGGTTCTACTATCTTTCCAGTACCCTTCGTATGGATTACCAATAGCATCAGTATCATTGTCTAAATTAGGAACCCAGATAGAGTCAGATAAAAATAGTAGTTGAACTTTAGGATAGTCAAAGTCAATTTCAGCCGAATCTAAATCATATACAGAAGAAAGAATGAATCTAATTGATTCTTCTGTTCCTTTAGTTAGATAAAATTGCCTAATAAAAGATAAAAACCGACGTAAATCAACGATTGATTTTTCTGGTTCAGACCAGTTGAACTGTGCATTTTCTGGCCAGAGTTCAGCAAGTAATTCTTTATGGTGGATTAGCAAATCATCACTGATGCTATTCAAATCCATAAGGTATGGAATCTTGTCAATTCCATTTGAGATACCCAACCACTCAAAGTATGCCTCTATAAACTTCACATATAAGTCATAATTTTCTACGACATGATTAGGTAAACGATCTTTTATATAAAAAGGAAACCGAGCAGTTGTTACATCACTACCTGTGTTTGAACGTGCTATTTGACCTTGGACAATTTCTTGTCCATGATTCGGTTCAAACGGTTGGGATTCTGTAGTGGTTACTGTAGTTGTCATTGACTTAACCCTAGTGTTCCAATAGTTCCTAGTTTAAACGTTGCCTGCTTTACTGCTTTCACTGATTTAGTTACAGGAACAACATGAATTGTTAAATCTTTGGTGTTTCCATCTGCATTGCCCGTAATCGGATCCCATCCATCGAATCCAATGATTGTGATATTTCCTTTAGTGTA